GTGCCCCTTACCCAGGAAGTGCTCGCGGTAGATGCGAATCACGTCGCCCGCGCGCTCGCGAATCTCCTGCGTGACCTGGCCGCCGTTGCGCTGCAGGTCGTAGGTGCAGAGTAGGATCTGGTCGCGCATGATGAAGTGCTTCTGCAGCAACCGGGTCGGGTACTTGGCCATGTCTGCTTGGAGCATCGGCAGGTTGCGATTGAATCGTTGCTGCCGCCCCGACTCGATCAAATAGCCCACGTGCGCGATGTGCGTGTCGCTGATCACGATCGTGCGTCCCGGCCCCTTGTTCAGCGTCTCTTCCGGGTGCTCGTGGATCATACCGAAGAACCGCAGCTTGCCGTTGTTGCGGAACATGCGCACCGGCATGTCCGGATCGAAGGCGTGGTCCACAGCGAAGTGGTGCTGCTTGATCGAGTAACCCTGGAAGATGTTGGCGCGCAGATACTTGGTCAGACGCTCGGGCTGCAGCAGCTTCTCGTCGGTGTCGATCCACAGGATCCAGTCCTGCGTGCAGTGATCCAGCGTGATGTTGCGTGGCGTCTCAAAACCTTCGATTTTTGGGTCGACGCCCTGCACTACCTTGATGTTCAAAAATCGACGCTGCCCGCGCTGTTCGGCGAGCGACCATGCGGCGTCAAAGTCGCGCCACGCGTAGGTGTTGATGATTCGCTTCGCCTCATCAGATAAGCCGCAATCGGCGATGACTACCTCGTCCGCCACATACTCCAGCGAGCGCAGACACCAGTGCAGCGTTTCCTCGCAGTTCGGCCCAGCGATGATGGCCGCGGAGACGGTCTGTCGCGGGCGCTGCAGCCAAAGCTTGCGCTCCATGTTGATCTTACCGATCTTGCCGCGATTCTCGGCGGTGACCTGGTACTGCACCACCCACCAGCCGAGCGCCTCGGCGGTCTCCGAGCTGTTGCCGAAGGGCATTGCGTTGACGCTCACGTTGGCGTCCTTGCCCTTCTCGCTGAGCAGGTCCTGCAGGTCGTGAAAGTCAAACTCCCAGACGTGCGCGCGGTACGGGTACTTATGATAATCGCTGTACTCCCACGGCCCGTAAGGCACCGTGATGTAAACGTAGCCCCCGTCGCGCACGCGCTGCTCCAGTGCGATCATCACCTCGCGCGGATCGGCGACGTGCTCCAGCACCTCCTGCGCCACCACCGCGTCATACAGTTCGGTCATCTCCGGCACATCAGGATCAGTCAGGCGCCCGTAATCCCCGACCACGCCGCGCCAACGATCCGCCACGCCCAGCTTCTCGGCAAATCCGTAGGCCATCTCAATGCCGTGCATGTCCAGGTCAATGCCGGTGATTCGCAGCTCGGGCAGCGCCTTGAGCAAGTTAGTCGCGTAGCCGCCGTGAGCGCAGCCGTAGTCCAACACCGAGGACACCTCCGCCCTGCGCAGAGCTAGCCAGCCCTGCAGCGCGGCATAACGTGGCTCGCGCGGCGACCAGTCGATCACGGCGGCGTCGTGTGTGCTACCGATCCCCTCGTACTGCTCGCGGAAGCCGTCCGGCCGGTCGAGGAACGCCCAGTCATGCGCCACGCGTTCACGCACGTAGGCACTCTTTGCGTCATCGAGCGGGAGCTGCTTGAGCACCTCGCGCGCGGCGTAGATGTCGCTGCGACGCCAGAAGTGATTAGCGAGCGTGCCCAGATCGGCGTTCTTAGCGTGAATCTCGCGCTCGAACAACTCCGACCACTCCACCGCCACGGCGTCCCAGCCCAGCGACTGGGCGCGCTCCAGGCCTGCGGCAGAAGCCGCTCGCCACGCCACTGGGTCGCGCATGAAGTTCAGCGCTGCCTCAGCAAAGGCGTCGTAGTAGGCGGCGGAATGCGGCTCCTCGGTGATCAGCGCGCCGGCCTCAGCAGTCAAGGTCTCCGGCAGCGCGCCGCGCGCCGAGGTGACCATCGGCAGGCCACAGGCTTGTGCCTCCATGGCGCTGATGCAGCTCACCTCGTCGAACTCCGGCGCCAAGGTGGAAGGAGTCGGATAGAGGTAGAGCGCACTCGCGTGGTACACCTCGTAGAGCTGCGCCTTGGTCAATGAGTGCAAATTTACCACCCTGTCGCCGAGCGCACGCGCCAGCACGTCGCACTTCTGATAGAAGTCCTGCAGCTCCGGCACCGCGTTGTCGTAAGATGACAGGAACAGCCGCGCTTGTGGTTCGTGCTTGAGGATGCGCGGCATGATCTCGCCGAGCAGAATGTCGAGCCCACGCTCTGGCCGGGCGCTGTAGACCAGCGACAGCGGGTTGCGCGTGACTTTGCCGGCAGTGGCTTCACGCACCTGTGCTACCAGCTCCAAGTCGACGCCGTTACGAGTCTGGAACACCAACTCGTCGGGTAGACCGTAGACCAGCTTATACTGCTCGCGCATGAAGTCGCTGAGCACGAAGAGCTTGTCGTAGTTCCACGCGGTGCCGCGAGTCCTTCCCTCCTGCCGCAGCAGCGCCAGGTCGTGACACCAGAGTGCAGAGAAGCGCGCCTTGCTCTGCGCGGCGAACATGTCACCCGCGCGTTGCACCACGCAGACGTCGTGAACAGTGAACTCGGTGTACTGCCGGAAGAGCCCGAGCGGCATGTAATCCACGTCGGCGCACTGCACCGGCTTTTCGGTGTTGCAGAACACAGTGACGCGGTGACCGAGCTTCGCCAGCGCTCGTGCCATGTAGTAGCCGGCCGTTTCACTACCGCCGAGGGACTGCTTAGGAAATGTTTCTCCGTTGAACGGGAGACCGGGTATTGCGAGCACTATGTCCATCTTCATGTGGATCAAGCTCCATTGGTTGAGGGTTGAAAAATTATTTGCCGCCAAACCGGATCGTGAACGTCCGGGGTGCTGCCTGCGCCACGCCAATCTCCAGCCGCGCGTAGCTCGGCGAAGGAAGATTGTCGGGCCACAGAATAGTGCAGCTCCCGGGACCAGTCGCGATCCGCAAGTCTCCCGATTGAGGTGCGTCGATCACCGGTTGACGCACGCGGCTAAAGTTGCCGCTGGTGGTATTGAACGAACCCTGCAGCAGCAGGTCGCCGCTGGTGAGCGCCGGCACCCCGATAACGCGGATCCCGCCCCCGGTCAGATCGAACGTGCCGCTGACGGTGTCGCCCGACGCGATGGTCGCTGTGAGATTGCCTTGGCGCATCGCGGTTTACCTCGTGCGCCGGATTTCCCACATGATGGTGCCGCCCGGTGCACGGCCCTCGCCATCCACGTAGCCGTAGGCAAAGCTCACACCATCCACGATCGAGCTCACAGCGGTCATAAAGCCGGTGCCCGAGCCGCAAGTGGTGTTGACCAGTAGCGTGGCCTGAATCAGGTCACCGCTATTGACGATGCCGGTGCTGATGGTGGAGTAGGCGTCGCCACTGTTGAGCTCAGTACGGCCAGCGAACTGCTTGGCGCCGACAGCGGTGAGCAGCTTGAGCGGCGCGCGGAGCAGGCCGCCGAACAGATTCTCCAGCGGCGGCTGCACGTGACAGGCCAGAACCCGCCCAGCGTAACCTGCAATCAGCGCCGTGAGCCTTTTCATATTTGCTTCTCCTGGTATGCTCTTCAAACCGCTTACGTACCCAGCCGCTTATGAAAGCTAACCGAGCCGCGCATCATGGTCTGAAGGACTGCGTTGTTTTCCACCGCCTCGGAGAAGCTATCCAGCTTCGCCTTGGCGCTCTTGGCGATCTGCTCCCAGACCGCCTTTGGGTAGTCATGCGACTGACCCTTCTTGTAGCGACCCAGGTCCTTCGTGAATTTACGAAGCATTTCGTAGCTCCTGATTCTGCGTGTGATCGTTAATCGGAATCCGGCCGCGTTACAGCGTGTTGCCGACCAGGTAAGCCAGCTGCTGCGCAATTACCTTCTCCGCGGCGTAGTAGCCGACCTCGGTCAGCTCCAATTTCTTGCCCGGATCCGGATCGTCGTAGATGCGTGCGGCCATCGAGGCCGTCAGCTCCGGCGCCTGCCAGTTAAAGCCGAGACCGAAGGTGCAAGTCTGCAGTCCAGGTGGCGCGGTATCGACGTAGCAGAGCAGCGCGTTGTTGCCCCAGATGTTGACGATGCTGGCGGTGCCCCCCTCGTTCGCGGCGTTGCGGATCGCGTCCGAGATCAGCAGTTGCTTGACCTTGAACACCTCCAGCAGCTCGGCGTCGTTGAGCAGCCCACCCTGCGTGTATTTATACATATCGAGCAGCACCGGGTGCCGACGCAAGGTCTGCGAGGTGTCCTCGTCGAGCAACAGGGTGTTCGCCTTCACACCGGTGTTCTGG